AGAAGGAGCAAACCATGGAGGATAAACCAGCATGTAGGACATGCGCGTACTCAGGCGACGGCTACCGCTTAGAGTGTAGGATAAAACCACCTTCGCCAGATTACAAAAATTACGGGCGTATGTTTCCTTTTGTGAATCCGGATGACTGGTGTTCAAAGTACAGAGTTAAGCCAAAGCTAGAGCCAGAGCTAGAGCCAGAGCCAGAGCCAGAGCTAGAGCTAGAGTCAGAGCCAAGTAAGAACACTACGTCAATCGGTAGGCTTGCCGGATTTGATGAATGGATGGAGGAAGACTAATGACTGACTATAAGTTCACCCAAGACTGGTTCAGCCACAACATCCCTGTGTGGGAGCAACTGAAAGGCTTGCTGCCGGAACGTAAGTCGTTCCTTGAGATCGGTTCGTTCGAGGGCCGTAGCGCCGTCTGGATTGTTGAGAACATGATGAACCCCGGCGACTGGATTGACTGCGTCGATACATGGGAAGGTAGTGAGGAGCATAAGAACGGAGAGCTTAGCGGGGCCGAAGACCGGTTCGATCACAACATCATCGCGGCGCTTAATTGCCAGTCCGCACAGCACCGCAGCCGCGAAGGTAGCTGGGGCCATACTCGGTTTGCCAGCCCCGGTCCAGAAGCAGAGAACAACCGCGTCTACAAGTACAAGAGTACGGCTACCGAGTTTCTGGGGCGCAAGCTGGCACACTGGATCGACGGTAAGAACCTCTATAACTTCATCTACATCGACGGCAGCCACATCGCCAAGGATGTGCTGACCGATGCGTGTATGGCGTGGCCGCTGTTGAGACCGGGCGGCTTGCTGGTGTTCGACGATTACCTGTGGGGTGAGAGCCGAGACATCCTGCACCGCCCTCGCTTTGCGGTGGACGTCTTCACCAACATCTTTGCAGAGTCGCTTGACATTGTACACATAGGCCATCAGTTTGTGGTGCGTAAGAAGTGACGAAAAACATCGTCACACGCCCCCGTAAGGTTGCCGGTTGGTGGACGCCTGAGAGGCGGCAGGTAGCTTGGGATATGTACGTAGAGGGTAAGCCTTTTGAGGACATCGCCAAGCACTTTGGCGTGACCATCGCTGCCGCTGCACGGCAGGTCTACGACTATAAGAAGGAGCAATCCAAGTGACTGACGAAATGAAAGTGAAGCCGGTGGACCCGGATTATAAAATCCCCAGCATCATGGTGGCGACACCCATGTACGGTGGCATGTGCACTGGGGCTTACGTGCAGGGCTTGCTCTTCACGATGGCCAAGATGCGCGAAGTGGGGGTGAATATCTTCTGGTGCCAGATCACCAACGAGAGCCTCATCACCCGTGCCCGCAACGAACTGGCGCGTGTCTTCCTTGAGAAGGAGATCGACTACCTGATGTTCATCGACGCCGACATTGGCTTCGATCAGAACGCTGTGGCTATGCTGCTAGCAGGAGACAGGGACATCGCGTGCGGCATCTATCCCAAGAAGGAAGTGAACTGGGAGAGCGTCAAGAAGGCAGCGCGCGAAGGTAAGGACGACCTGCACGACCACGCTGGCGCGTTTGTGTTCAACATGGTGGACAACAGCCACCAAGAAACAGACGAAGACGGCTTCATCGAGGTACGCCACGGCGGCACAGGGTTTATGTTAATTAAACGCCGTGTTTTTGAGGAGCTTGCTCCGCATGTGCCCACCTATCGGGTATCGTCGTTCTTTGACCCAGAGAAGGGGGAGTATGCCAAGCCCCTGACCCATGAGTTTTTCGCAACAAGTATCGACGACAGCGGAGCATTGCTGTCCGAGGATTATCACTTTTGCGAACTTTGGCGGAAGCACGGCGGCAAAATCCACGCCCACCCGTTCATCCGTCTAACCCACACCGGCACGTACACCTACGATGGTGACATTCTAAAGTCCGGTGGCAACCTCAAGTAGGAGCAAGTAAATGACGACGAAGACTAACAAAGCGGAAGACGTGAAGACACTACTTAGGAGGGGTCTTTCCACTAAGGAGATTACTAACCACATGGCTGTAAGTCCGGGCTACGTCTGGCTACTGAAGAAACAGATGGCCGAAGAGAAGGCGGAAGAAAACGACGACAACGTGGTGCGCCCAAGGTATGTAAGCAAACACCCGCCGATGATGCGACGGGTTACGAAAGAACACGCAGAACACCTTAAGGGACTGGACCCTAAAGTCCGAGCAGAACAGATCAAGATACTGGACCGTGATCGGCCTGCGTACTTTAGAAACGCAGAGGCAACCCTGACGGAGCGTGACTACCCGGAAGCGAAGTCCGAGCTGGCCAACATGTCGCCGGAGGAACACTTAGCGCTGCTTCACAGCTTGTCTAGCGGTAAGGGTAAAGAGCGCGTAGCGCCGGAGCCAGTCGCGGAAGAGCAGATTGAAAAAATCCTCAACAAGCGGGCCGAGCAGTACGGTACCTTCATGCGTAACGCCGACATCGCCATCAAGCTCAAGCAGGTGATCCACAACGCGATGGTGCGTGAGGATACGCAGCTATACCCAGACCAGCTTCAGGCTCTCGATATGATTGTCACGAAGATTGGTCGTATTTTGACGGGTAACCCGTCGCACCTAGATAGCTGGATCGACATCGCTGGCTATGCAAAGCTGGTCTCAGACCGGCTCCAAGGCAACGCAAGGTAAGGAGAGAGACTATGGCTTGGTACAACCCGTGGGGTGAAATCGACGAACTGAAGGCGAAGCTGGCTGCGGCTGAGCAGACCTACATCAGGCTAACGAAGCATATCGAAGAGCTTGAGTTCATCAACAAAGAAAACGAGCGCGAAATTGACGAGCTTGGTAGCAGTTTAGACAGGCTCAGGGCAATGCATCAGGCCCTTAAAAAGGACACCGCTGCCCTAGAGAAGGCGTTGGCCGAAGCCAGTAAGAATGATACACGTGATGGCAAGGGTCGTTTTACGAAAGCCAAAAAATAATGACCGCGTGGTCCTATAGCAGCATCAAAACCTTCGAGCAGTGCCCGAAGAAATACTTCCACCTCAAGGTGGTTAAGGACGTCAAGGACGAGCCGGGGGAAGCTGCTGACTATGGGACCGCCGTTCACGAAGCGGCTGAGTTGTTTATCACGAAGGGGACACCCATCCCTGAGAAGTTTGCATTTATGCGAACTTTTGTTGAGCCGCTGGCGAAGAAGCATGGCACCAAGTACGCTGAGATCAAGATAGGCGTAACGAGCGACATGAAGCCCTGTGGCTTCTTCGCTAAGGACGTGTGGTACCGGGGTATCGCTGACTTGCTCATCGTCAATGGCAGCAAGGCGTGGCTGGTCGACTACAAGACTGGTAAGAACGCCAAGTACGCCGATATGAAGCAGCTGGACCTGCTGGCTGGGGCTATCTTCATCCACTACCCCGAGGTGGAGACCATCAACTCCGCACTGTTGTACGTTGTCAGTCAGGAGATGCCCAAGAAGATTCACCACCGCCAGCACCTACCCACTTACATGGGTGTGTTTGAGACCCAGCTGGACCGGCTTGAGGCGGCCAAGGAGAACGGGGTGTGGAACGCCAACCCCAGCGGGCTGTGCGGCTGGTGCCCGGTCGAGACGTGTGAACACTGGCGGCCACGGAGGCGCGGATGAAACTGCTAAGCCTGAAGCCGGAGCTTGATGATTACCATCAGAGTAGGGCTAACAAGCACGGCTACCTATACTACCTTACCCATATAATTGGGCCGAGCAAAAGGTGGCCAGATTTGGTAGAAGGGAAGTCACTTGCCACGGGGCGCATCGTCACCCTGATGGCTCCGTACTTTGAGACGAAGGAGGTAGAGGGTGGCTAGGGATTACAAAGCGGAATACGAGAAGTATCAAGGTACGCTGGTGCAGAAGCGGAACCGGGCCAAGCGCAACGCAGCCCGAGCCAAGTTGGCGAAAGCCGGCAAGGTTAAGAAGGGCGATGGTATGGACGTGGCCCATGTCCGCGCGTTTGATAAGGGTGGCAACAATGGCGACGGCCTGCGGGTAGAGCCGAAGACTAAGAACCGCTCGTTCAAGCGTGATAGTAAAGGCAACCTTGTGTCGGAGGTTAGCGCACGAGAGCGCAAACGCCCGAAATAACCGGCTAGGAGCAAACTAGTGGAAATCGTTGAAGACAGGGCGCTGCTCGTCAGCGCGGTGGACCCGTCTGTTATTACATCTGTAGTAACAAAGAGCGCTAACACCAGTGAAGGTGTGTTGGTGAACTGGGGTCACAAGGAAGCGGAAGCGCTGGTGAAGCTGGGGTTTGACCCTCCGTCGCCCATATTGCGCGACTATAAGTGGACTGGACGCTACACCCCCTTCGACCACCAGAAGACGACTTCGTCGTTCCTGTCGCTGCGTCATCGGGCGTTCTGCTTCAACGAGCAGGGTACGGGTAAGACCGCCAGCGTCATCTGGGCGTCCGACTACCTGATGAAGAAAGGGCTGATAAAGCGCGTCCTTGTGCTGTGCCCGTTGTCCATCATGAAGTCGGCGTGGCAGCAGGACATCTTTAAGTTTGCCATGCACCGTGCGTGTAGCGTGGCATACGGGAGCGCCAAGCAGCGCGAGAAGGTCCTACGTGCCGGGGCCGAGTTCGTCGTCATTAACTTCGATGGGGTGGCCACGGTGATCGACGAGATCATAGCGGGTAGGTTTGACCTGATCGTCGTAGACGAGGCGTCTGCATATAAGAATGCGCAGACCAACCGCTGGAAGATACTCAACAAGATCGTGAAGGCGCTCAACCCACGGGTGTGGATGCTTACGGGTACGCCCGCAGCCCAGTCACCAGTAGACGCCTACGGCTTGGCGCGGCTCTTGGATACACCCAAGTGCCCTAAGTACTTCGGCCCGTTCCGCGACAGCGTCATGATGCCGATAAGCAAGTTTAAGTGGGCACCCAAGCCCCACGCAAGCAAGGTCGTGCATGAGGTGCTTCAGCCGGCTATCCGGTTCGCAAAGAAGGACTGCCTTGACCTGCCTCCCGTCACTCACATCGAGCGAGAGGTGGACCTGTCTCCCCAGCAGAAGAAGTACTACAACCAGCTCAAGAGCCAGTTGCTCATCGAGGCAGCGGGCGAGGAGGTCAGCGCCATCAACGCAGCGACCAAGGTCAACAAGCTGCTCCAGATTAGCGGAGGCGCGGTCTACACGGATGATGGGCAGGTGCTGGAGTTCGACGTGTCCAACCGGCTTACTGCGGTGTTGGAGGTCATCAACGAGACAAGCAACAAGGTGCTGGTCTTCGTCCCCTTCACGCACACCATCAACCTGCTCGTAGCCCGGCTGGAGAAGGAAGGCATCTCCTGTGACGTCATTAGTGGTAAGGTGAGTCCCAACAAGCGCAGCGATATCGTCACCCGCTTCCAAACCAACTCCGAGCCGAAGGTGCTGGTTATCCAGCCGCAGGCTGCCAGCCACGGGCTTACCCTTACGGCGGCAGACACAATCATCTGGTACGCACCGGTCACGTCAGTGGAGACTTACCTGCAAGCCAACGCGCGCATCGACCGACCGGGGCAGAAGAACGCCATGACGGTGGTGCACATCAAGGGTAGCGAGGTGGAGTCGCGGCTGTACGCCATGCTCCGAAACAACATCACGAACCACGAAAAACTTATCGACCTGTATCATGATATACTTGACACAATCTAATCAGACTGCTACACCCAATACCCCGGCAACCGAAGGAGCAAACCATGTCGGACTCAGTAAGTATCGAGGAGATGGTGGAAGCGTACCGTAATGTGCGCGAGACCATCGCCAAGCGTAAAGAAGTGTTTGAAGCGCAGATGGAGAAGCTGGAGAAGAGCCTTGAGGTTATCTCTTCCGCTATCTTGGAGTTCTGCAACGAACACAATCTGGACAGCGTGAAGACCCCTGTGGGTACTGTGTCACGGCGTGTTCAGTCCCGTTACTGGACTAACGATTGGGAGTCCATGTACAACTTCGTAGTCGAGCAGAACATCCCGTTCGTCCTCGAAAAGCGTATCCACAACGGTAATATGCAGCAGTTTCTGGACGAGAACCCAGACCTGATGCCTATGGGCCTTCAGCTCGACCGCAAGTTCGTAATCCAAGTTCGCAAACCTACCAAAAAGGGTGAATAACTATGAGCAACCTGACCATTTTCGCAGACGCATCTAGCGTTCCCACCGTACGCCGTCAGTCCAAACTGCTGGACAAGATGGGTAGCAGCGGCGGTAGCCTGCGCCGCATCGGCCTGAACACCAACGGCACTTTCAAGCGCATCGTGGGCGGTGAGCAGATCGGCAAGGCTGTCCCTCATCAGCTGGACGTCATCATCGTTGACATGCTGGCTGAACCGTCGCGCCAGTTCTACGGCTCCAAGTACGACCCTAACGCGCAGGCTACGCTGCCTGACTGCTGGTCCAACGATGGCAAGACCCCGGACGCCAAGGCTGCCGGTAAGCCGGCTTCCTCCTGCGCTGCTTGCCCTAAGAACGTCGAAGGCTCTGGCGAGAACGGCAAGGGGCGCGCCTGCCGCTACCTGCGCCGTATCGCGGTGCTGGTGTCCGGTGACCCATCAGGTGAAATCTACCAGATGCAAATCCCGGCTGCCTCACTGTTCGGTAAGGGTATTGATAGCGTCCACCCGTTCGAGAGCTACAAGAAGTTCTTGCTGGCTAACGGCGAAGCCGTGGATACTGTCGTCACCCGTGTGATGTACGACCTCGACGCGGACACCATGAAGCTGAAGTTCCAGCCTGTGCGTCACCTGACCGACGTTGAAGCTGGCTTCGTTGACGCTGCACAGGAAGACCCTGAGACCAAGCGTTACGTCGGCCTGAGCGTTATCGAAGCGGGTGGTGCAAAGGCCAAGGCCGAGCCCAAGATGATCGAGGCTAAGGTCGCTCCTGCCGCTCCGGCTAGTAACCCTTTCGGTGACAATGAGGAGGAAGAAGAAGCCCCTGTGGCCGAAGCTCCCACCAAGCGCGCCGCGCCTAAGCGGGCGACCGCTGAAGTTACCGCTAAGCCCGAGCTCAAGCAGGCCATGGCAGCGTGGTTGGACGAAGAAGACGAGGACGAGGAATAAGCTATGCGCGGCTACAGTATTGAAGTAGCCGAGGCTATCTGGAGAGGGGATCAGTCCCGTCTAGG